CACCTTGTTGTTGAACGCCATCTGGCAGTTGCTGCGGTGCCGGGTGAACTCGCCGTTGCTCCAGCCAGCCCGCTCGTGCCAGGCTTGGGTGGCGGCGTCGTAGACCCAGGTCGTGTTGGCGCTCGGGAAGATCAGCACATAAAAGCTGTGGCCGTCCTGCTGGTAGGTGTACGCGATGGCGTCCGACAGGTCGCTGTACTGCTGAATCTGCCACTCGACGGCGTGGGTGCTGATGCGCTGGCCGGTGTAGCCGTTGGCCCGGTAGACCATGCCTTGGCCCCGGCGGTCACGCCCAAGCCAGAACAAGGCGTTGTCCATCTTGGCAACCGAAAACGGGGCCGCGCAGCCCAGCTCGTTAAACGCGCCTTGGATGCGCTGGAGCGGGAAGTCGGTTGCGCCGGAGTCGTACCAAACCTCAATCGAGTTGGTGCCAAAGGCCCAGATTTCGCGGAAATTAGACGCCACGGCAACCAGCCCGTCAGGCGAGCCCTCGGTGCTGGCAAACTCCAGCGGGTCAATCGACGTGCCGTCCAGCAGCGCCGTGATCCACATCTTTTGGCTGTTGGGCTCGTTGAAGACGAAGTAGCCGTCGAGATACGCCACGGTCACGGCGCCGGGAAAATCCGGGTCGGTGATCTGCCCAAAAGCGTTGGTCGTGTTGTTGTAGATGTAGCTCGGGCCGTTGGCCGCGATGAAAAGCTGGGTGCCGTTGTCGGCCATGCTGACCGGGCCGGTGCCTGCCACGGTGCCCAGCAGCGTCGGTGCGTAGCTGTTGTTGATCTTGTAGAGCTGCGTGCCCGACACCACGAAGCCTGTGCCGTCCTGCGGCGAGAAGGCCCACAGGCCCCGGATCGGGCCGGTGCCAATCGAGTTGAGCAGTTTCAGCCCCGGAGCGCGGTTTAGAAACGCCGGCTCCTTGCCCGCCTCGGGCACGATCTCGGGAAACAGGTTGACCATGCGGGCATCCGCAGCGTTGACGCTGCGAGCCACATAGGTCGAACCAAGGATCGGCGTTTTCATCAGTAGTTACCGGCGTAGATGTTGTACCGCTGCCGCGTGGCAATCAGCGAGTACGGCATCGACATCACATCGTCCGGGTTGTTGATGCGCTTGAGGTTGCGCTTGCTGTACATCGCAATGCGCTGCACTTGGGGGCTTGGTTCGATACCAAACTCCGGCGCGATCTCGCAGGCCAAGTTGTAGGTAAACGCCCGCAGGTAGCCTGGCGGGAACAGAATCTGAGTGGACAGATTGGCCGGCTGCGTCAGCTCTTGGACGCTGATGAAGTGAAACTCCAGCAGCCGCGTCGGGCGCGGGTAGATGAAGATGTCAAAGTCCGGGTAGGTGTTGTTGACGAACATCACCTGCGGGTACGTCGAGGTCACGGTCTTGACCGCGATGCCATCGTACTGCTGCTGGTTGATCAGCTTGATGCCGTATGACACGCCAGTGCCGGGGTCTTTAAAGTAGGTGGCGTCGTCCACCAGAATCGGGCGTACAGCAGCGCCGTTGAGCCGCACCAGCGAGCCGCTGGGGCCAAGGGTTGCGTTGATTAAGCCAACCGGCCAATTGCAAATCTGGTCGATGGTGGCAAAAACAGACAGGCGCTCGGTTGACCACGAGTCGATCATCTGATTTAGCGCCATCAGGGAGTCCTGAGACACTGAGGCCGACGACGTTTCGCCCTCGGCTAGAACGCCTAGCAGCCGCAACGCCCGGTTAATCTGTTCGCCTGCGGTGTAGGTCGTCATGCTATTCCTCTTCGTCCTTTTTGCGCCGCCCGCGCCGAGGTGCAGGTGCTACCTCAATTTGCGGCTCGATCTGAGGCGCATCTTGTTCCTCAGGATTGTAGCGTGACCAGCCGTTTTGAACATCAAAATCGGCTTCCAAGTCCATCACGGCAACTTTAGCGCCGTGGACGGGATGTGTCAGGTAGATTGCGGCCATGTGTGCAGAAGTGGGGGCCAAAGCCCCCACTTAATTAAGAAGCGACAAGAGGAACGGAGAACCAGTCTGTGGTGTCATACGCCACAAACCAGCAAGCCGTTTTCGCAGCCATCGAGAAAGCCGTAGTGCCCGCGACGCCGTTGATTTTGGCGCTGCCGGGAGCGTAGACCTTCAAAATAGCGTTGGCCGTATCGTCGTTCTTAACCACAAGCAGTCGGCCGGCCGTGGGAGCAGGCAGCACAACACCTTTGGTGGCGTCAGCTGCAGTCACCCAGTTGAACGAAGCCGTCATAGCCGTCGCGTCGGCGCGGGTCGAACCCGCAGCCGCCGGTTTGGCGACGTCGACGCTCAGGGAGGCGCCGGTCAGCGTGGGGCTGGACAGCGTGCCGCCGGTGATCGTGGAGTTGGAAATAGCGGCACCCGTAATCGTGGTCCCTGCGACAAGCTCGGGATCGGAAAACGCGACGCCTACTGCTTTAGTATTTGGCATGATATGTCCTTTTAAAAACAGGAGGCCGAAGCCTCCCGTTAGCTTAGACGCGGTACAGAGTCCAAGTCGTGTCGCTGGTTTTACGAGCGATAAACGAGGCCGAAGTACCATCGTTGATGGCCAGCGAACCGACAATCGTCCAGCCCGTGCCAGTGCCAGCGGCCATGGTGATGTCGCCGGTCGAGGTGCCAATGTTGACCACCACCCAGTTAAAGGTGCTGCCAACTTTAGCACTGGAGACCAGATCGTTCACACCAGTGACGCCGCCTGCTGTAACCACGATAGGCATCGTGTAGGTCGTAGCAGTGGTGCCGGGATTGGCGATCAGAATACCGCCAGTTACTTCAGCAGCCGTCAGGGTGACAGCGGAAGTGCCAGTTTCAGTAGTAGGGGCGGGCAAGTAGCCGATGACGGGTTCGTTGAGGTTGCCGTCGCCGACTTGATAGCCGCCTGCGCCATTAGGAAGAGCCATGATAAATTCCTTTCAAAATAAATGTGTAGAAGGGGGCCGGAGCCCCCGTTCAATCAACCCCACATCCGAACGCCCATCTGGGGACGGATGGTGCTGTAGCCGTACAGAACGTCAATACGGCAGGGCATACGATCATTGTTGATGTCGTACTGGCGCACCACACGCAGGCTGATGCCATTGTGAACGGCGCGGGCGGCCATGTCCACACCTTGCGGCAGGAGCAGGTCGGCGGTTGCGAAGGTGATCGCGTCCTTGTGGTACACCAAGTTCTGGGCGTACTGGCTGGACGGAGCGCCAACGAACACGACAGCCTTGTTGTTGCCAGGCAAAGCGGTCATGGTCGCCAGAGCATGGCTGGCCGAGTACATCGGAGCCACGGTCACGGTTGCAGTGGTGGTGGCGGTCGAGGAGGCCAGAGCCACGAACTGGAACAGCGAGCCGGTGGACTCACGAGTCTGTGGGTTCACAGCAAACACATCAGCGATGGTGAACACGTCACCAACAGCGATGGTGTCGCCAGAGCCAACAGTCAGGGTCAGCGTAGCAGCGCCTTCGGCAGTCACGGCAGCGGCGGTAACCACGCCAGTAGCAGCGCGGGAGCCGGTGGTGTGCTGCTTGATCGACTGAGACATGTTGATCTCGTCGAAGCCCAACACGCCCATGCCCATCATGCCGTTCTTGAACTGCTTGCTGATGGTGTCGGTGGGGTTGAACAGGCCCTTCATGCCCTCGACCAAACCAGCGTTGGCAGCCGGGTTGACGGTTGCGTAGCGCGGGCTCATCACAGCAGCGTTCTCGTTGAGTTTCTGCTGGGCTTGCAGCAGAACCAGCGAGGTAGCGGGCGTGGTGCCAGGGGTGCCGACGGAGTTACCGATGCTCTTGTAAGCGTTGGCAACGTCAGCGTCGATGCTCGATGCCAACTGGCTGATACGAGGCTTCAACACACGCTCTGCGAAGTCGTCCAACTGCATGGTCAGTTCGGCAGACGTGAAGTTCACGCCGATGTGCTTCTGCGAAGCCACAGTCAGGGTGGTGAACTGCTCGTTGTCGTCCTGCACTTGCAGGGCGGCGCCGTCGGTGACCAAAGCGCGGTCAGGCAGACGGATACGCAGGGTAGAACCAATCTTGGCACCTTCAACAGCGAAGCTGTCGTCGTACTGACGGTTCACGTTACGGGTGAGCACCAGGTTGTTCTCTAGGCCAAATGTTCGCCAAGGTTCGTTACGCCTTGACCGCCCTTTCGGGCTGCTGCATGTCACCATGCAGAGCAGACTATCTCTTCACCCTCTTGCGAGGGGCTGTGCGCTTCCAGCCACTTGGCTGTACTCCCTTACGGGATAGTCGTTACACCTTCCGCTGGTGAGGACAAACGCCGCCGTTTTTGTGTTTGCCAACTTGGCAGTTCATGCACAGAACTTGGTACCCCTCAGGGAACTTGTTCTTACGGAGCCAGATGTAGAAGGCTGTACCGCTTCCGCCATACAAACCTGCCTTTCTCTGCTCAGCCCCGTCGTTATGAACGTGGTCAATTGACAAAAACATTCGCTCAGTCTCTCCGCAGCAGTTGCACTTGTATCCGCCGTAGGCTTCAAACACTTGCTCTCTGCACCGGTCTTGATTGCGCTTGGTTTTCTCAGACTCTGCGGCGCGTATCGCGGCCACTTCCTCTGGCGTTCCATTTGCAATCTTCCGGTTGCGCCATTTGCGTGCGTGCTCTCGGGACTTCTCCCTGTTTGCATCACGCCAATCGCGCATACGCTGATTGACTTTCTCTCGGTTGCGTTCTCGGTATCTGGCGGCGGCTTCGCGGTTTTTAGCCCGCTTGTCGTCGTCATCTACCTTATCATTCTCACTTTTGGCTTGGCTCGGTGTTTTCATGTAATCATCTTACATGACGTCCACCGAATTCACACAGTTTTTTTCCTAGGGTTGCCCCTAGGGGAGACCGATTAGTTAATCTCCAGAGCCTTCCGGGTGATCATGTCAATTGTCAAAATTGAGTTAGCCATGATCGAAAAATTCCTTTAAAAAAAAGTTAGCGGTTCATTTGTGCTTGCAGCTTCTTCATCTGCCGGGCACGTTCAGCTTCAATCCACTGCGAATCAGTCATGGTCTTCGTTGAGCGAGGATCAGTCGTGTCGTAGGACGAACTTCCACTGGTGCGTGCGGTAACAGGCGAAATAGGCGTAGGCGCAGACGTAGTTGGTTTCACAAGAGGATTGGAGCCAAGTTTGGCCTCAATCTTCCCAATCTCTCGGGCCTGCAAAAGAGGTGCCAAGCGGGAAATGCGATCAGCTTCCTTCGGGTTGGTTCCCAGCCAGTAGGCTAGGTCCGGCCCCATGTCGGACGCCTTGATTGTCTCGGCCATCACGTCAGTGACTCGAAGCTGCGGGTTGTAGGCGACTTGTTCAAAGTCGTCGTACTTGGCCCTGGCCTCTTCCTCACGGTCGTGGTAAGCGTCGTTAATCTCAGCCTGCTGCCGTTGGAACTCACGCTGCGCGAGCAGTTCTTCAGCCTTTTTGACGGCCAACGCTTCCGCGTAGGCATCAGGGGACTCAAAATGCTCGATAGGCGGGACTTCTCTTGGCGCTTGCGGTTGGGCAAGTTTAGCCTGCTGCTCACGTTCCCATTTGCGCTGCTCCCTAGCAAGGCGCTTGCTGATCATCGCGTCGATCTCGGCCTGGGTGAATTTCTTCTCCTCGGGCGTCTGCTCGGGTTGACTTTCAGCTACTTCCGGCGCGTTTTGTGCATTCTCCGGGGCGGCCGTCGCCTCGGGTGCTGGCGCGGATTCAACTTCCGCTAAGGCTTGTTGGACTTCTTCAGTCATTTCTTGTTCCATTGGAACCCTGGTCTACTGGGCCAGTACAGTTCTCAGATTATGCGCTAAGAAGGCGCAGTGTCAAGATTAAGGGTCGTACAATAAATTACGCGGCGGATTTAACACCCGAAAAGTGCATCCGCACAATAATGTCAACGCCAGCACCAGATGTGTCCGTGTACCGAACAACGCCGTTGCTTGGCATTGTTAGCGTAAACGCAACGCCTCCACCTGACCCATTTTGTGTGGCAAGTGGGGTAAACGTAAATGTTGTACCCCTTGCTACAGCAGCGTAAACAGTGCGGGTTGAAAAAGTAGCCGCATTGCTTTGAGTTGCCGTAACAGATAGCGTGCCTGCAAAACCACCAGGATTTGCAAGATATGTAGCAGTGTTAACTGATAGATCAAGCGTTCCAGCAGAAGCAACAAAAGCGTCGTTTTGAATAAGTAACGATTCACCAAATGATGTCTTATTTTGAGTTTGGTTGCCGTTATTACCCGCAAGAACGGGTCTACCAATAGTCAAAATTGCAGGGTTTTGATAACTGCCAAAAACTGCATTGCCAACATAAGAATTAATGTTTGGTGATTGCCCCCCATTAAATTCTTCAATCGCATAACCAGGGTTTGTTCTGGCTTGATCGATGACAAACGAGTTTCCAGTAATCGTGTTGTTTTCAGGCGCTAGAGTAACACCTGAAATTAAAATACTAGATAGAAAATTGTTGTCACGATTTCCGTTCCAGAACGTGTTGCCAACAATTGACCAACCAATTGGGTCTTCAACTCGAATACTCTCACGCTGCGGTGTCCAGAAGGTAACATTGGTCACGCTAACAATTCGAGATGAGTTGACAGCGTTAATGCAAATGCCTGTCTGAAGGTCTGGGTTGCAATCAAACTCGCAATTAGAAATGCGAATTTGATTGGTAAAGAATCCAGTTAAATAGATGCCACCAAAGTATTGACTTGGGATTATCCCATTGATGTCGGAAATGTCTATGTTGCCGCCTTCAACCAGTTGAATGGTAAAAGCACGGGTGTGTCCCCAGACATAGCCGCCTCGAATAGACGAGTCTGAAATTCCATTAAACAAGATTGAGTTGTTTTGAATAAAGCAATCTTCAAGCAGGTTAATCCACGCTGGATTTGTGCTTCCGGTGAGTCTGTGAAAATAGACGCCGCCCACGTTTGTGTTTGAGTATTGTGTGTCGTTGTGGCCAGAACGAACACGGACTCTTCGCAAAACGCACTGAATTGGGTTTTTAAAGTAAATGTCGTAATTCGTCTTTGCGCCAGTGATGGTGTTGCGAAGAAAGAGGTCTGTGACAACAACACCAACAAGCTGTGTAGAAGTTGTGGCTGGTGTATTACCAAAGGTCACAATGTCTGTGTTAGCAAGAATTTGGCTTGTGTCACCAGTGCCAGTTAAAGACACTGAGTTTTTCATCTCAATCATTGCAGTGACAAGGTAAGTGCCTACTGGAAAGAACACCTCACCGCCACCTGCCGCGGAAGCAAAATTAATTGCCGCTTGAATAGCCGCTGTATCATTAGTTGTGCCATTGCCAACAGCGCCAAAATCAAGCACATTGACTTGTGCGCCATTAATCATTGAATAAGAAACTTTTGTAAGCGACATGCCAATTCCTTAAACCGTGTAAGACCCAGATATTTCCAAAGCGTCAACGCTTGTATCCATTGGAATTCCCGACCATGCGCCGCCACCAGTTGGAGATTGCAGCAGATTAATTTCAGTTGTTGACACTTCTTGTCTAGCAATTGGAAAATTTAACGCAGTAACGGCCATATTAAATGCCGCGATACTTAATTGCGAAGGCACAGATGCGTTGCTCGTAAATGGCAAACCGGCCACTTTCATGTTGCCTGTGCCCGTGTGTGCAGACCAAGCAAGTTGTATTTGTATATACACAGCGCGGCCAACTCTCGTATATCTGCCAAGCTGTAAAGAGTATGTTCCTGTTCCGGCGGTTGTTGTTCCAATGACAGTCGGCGTAAACGTCCCCTCCTCATACCAGTTCAGCAACTGGCTCGTCATCCCCGCTGCGGGGGTGTTGGCGGTGAAGTTGATGCCTTTGGCTGCGGTGCCCGGAACAATGTTGCCTGTGTTGAGGGTGACGTTGCCAGCAGCAGCGCCCTCAATTTCCAATTTGCTTGTGATTGATGCGCCAGCGCCTGTGTAGAACTTCAACCCAATGATGTTGTTGCTATCATTGATTGCAGAAATTCTAGCGCCGCGAATGTTTCCTGTTGCCGTTGTCGGAGCAAAAAACAAAGCGGCTTCGGTGCCCGCCGCGCTGGACAAATTTTGAATCGTTGATACATCGACAACCGCGCCTGCCGATGTTTTGGTTGACAACAATGCAGCAGTTGCCACATCTCTGCCAGCCGTAAGATCGGAGACAGCCACCTTTTTTGTAGAACTGCTTTGAACAATCGGCAATACCTCAGTTCCGGCCAGCGGAGTCGTTGCGCCGGTAAGCTGGGAAATTTTTAAGTCAGCCATGATTTATCCTTCAATGAACCAGATTACCGGAAAACGTGCAAAAATTATTGACTGCGTTGCCGATTGCGTCAACAGTGTTGCCCGCCATACCTGTTATGGTAACAACCACATAAGCATCATCGCCTGCATCCAAATCCACAATACCAGCAACCGAAATTGTTTCTGTTGTGTTTCCAGCAGGTGGGGTCAACACTTTTTCAGTTACAAATGTGCGTGGCGATGAAGTAACAATTTCAATTTTGATGTTTGTTGCTGTTGACTCAATATTCTTCACTGTTATTGTGGATTGCAACTGATACCGACCTTTGACTGGCGCAGTAAAATATGTGCCGTCAAAATTGTCATCATCGTCAATTTGCGTAGTCCAAGCCATTGTGTACGCATTGCCGTTGCCGCTGATGTTATTTTGATCAGCTACAAGCGCACCCAAAAAGCAAGGATAAATACCAATAATGAAATTGCTTGCGTCAGAGTCATACACATCTCTAGCAACAGTACCCGTGCCAGAATCAAACAAACCGCCAGAACCAGTGTTCCAGTTGTTTATAACAACGTCTTTAATTCGGTTGCGAACACCAGCAGCGTCTATTTGAATGCGCTCAAAAAACCCACCTTCTACAGATGCCGAACGGCCCTGCATAATAAATTTGTCAGAAGAATAGCAGTTAATAAAACGATTGGACACGCCGCCATCGTTTACGTCGCCGCCAAGTGCGTCTAAGTTTTCCCAACCAACACCGATAAATGTGTTAAACCTAGAATTTGCGCCAATCAATGTACCCCATGTTTTATTGGATTCAGGAGAGCCGCCAATAAACACGTTTTGATCGCCGCCAGTGATCCGAACGCCGATGTTGATACTGTTTGCAGAAAGTGGCCAAAACCCCTCTGCGTACAAATTCGTCCAAACGTTGTTGGTACTGTTGCCTTGGGGGCTTGCCGCATTGATGTTAAAGGCTTCCAACGGTGGGTTGGTCATCGTATTGCGGTCTTGCGAACACATCAAATAATTGAAGTTGTTCAGCGAACAGCCCGTAAAGATAAATCCAATACCAGCAACGGGATCGGCCTCACGCACGTTGATGTCGTTCCAAAAAGAACGCGCCAAACGATTAGCATGAACAATGTTTGAGGTGTTTACGTTGCCTTCAACAGTAAAGCCAGACAAGTTAATGCCTTGGCGAAACCCAGCGTTTGTGCCGGTTTCTAATGCAACACCTGTGCCAGTAAATTTCAAAACGGTGTTGCTCGATCCGTCACCGTTAATCGTGATGTTGTTTTGGTCCAGCCCAGTCAACACGGAATACAAATACGTTCCAGTAGGAATGTAAATTGGTCGCTTTAGCGGAACAGCATAGTTAATCGCTGCTTGCAAAGCAGTGGTGTCATTTGCTACACCATTACCAACAGCGCCAAAGTCTTTGACGTTAACGTACTGTGCCAATTTAGCTTCAACATTAGTGGCAACAGCATTCGTAAACGGCGGGTTGTAGGACACCTGCTCCGCGTCCACAGCGCCTGCGCTCTGCTGCTGCGTGGTGGTGAACTTGACCTCGGCACCAACGTGCAAGCCGCTGGTGAACGTCACTGTGTCGCTGTCAGTCTCAACGTAAGCATATTGAGCACCTGGGCCGTACTGGTTCACGCCGTCCACAAACACCGATAGGCTGTTCGTGCCAGGCTGGTAGCTGATGCCAAGGTTGAACACCGTCTGGCCTGCGGTAGCCGTGACGATCTCTTGCTGGTTCACAAACGCAACGAAGTTGCTGTTAATGCCACTGATGTTGTCGTAAGTGGCAATCAAAACGTCGTTGGCGTCCTTAAGCAAGAACTTGTACAGGATGCCATCGGTCAGCCAAATTTCACCGCTGCCCGGCACCCGGCCAGCAGCGTCCAGCACGATAGGGTTAGTCCAAGCAGTAGAACCGTTGGACGATGTGTAGGCAGCCGCAGGCGTGGTGGTGCCTGCCAAGTAGGTGAACAGCTTGCCGCCCGTCAGGACAGCACCGCTGTTGGTAAAGAACTGGGCCGCAACGCCGCCCACTGGGGAAAGATTGACGGCCATTTAGGTCACTCCAAAAGAATCAAACCGCCGTCCTCTTGCACGAGGTGGTCACCGTTTTCACAAAGAAGATTACCTTGGGCTTGCTCGCTGTTACGGCCGCCAAACAGCGAAATAATGCCGCCCAAATTAAGGCCGACAGCGTTGCGGAAAGCTACACCGAAGCTCATTGCTTGTTGATAGGTTTGGCGTACGCGGTGCCGTCGGTGCTGCCAATCCGCAGCACGCTGACGCGCCAGGGGGCGCCAGTCGTGTTCAGCGGCACCACAAACGGGATGGGCGTAAAGGCAGGAATCGGGGTGCTGGCGCTGGTAGCCACGGCCCCCACGCCTACTTCAACGTAGCAGGATTGGTCGCACCACACCAGTACGCCTTGCGGGCCAGGGCCCCATGCGGTCGTGTTGCCCGCAGTAGCACCGGCAGTTGCGGAGTAAGCGGGAAAATCCGCTTGGCTCATTGGGTTGAGAAGTTCCAAAATAATCTCCTTAGGCCAGGAATTTGAGCTTATACAGCGTTCGCAGATATATCT